TGGCGTGCGCGTGATCCGACGCGACATTAGCCAGTTCGGGGAAGGCATAAAGGCATCAGAGTTGGCTAAGACCGACATGGTGCTGGAAGACCAGATAGATCGCCACTTCGTGTGGCATCACATCCCACCAGTGCCAAAGGAAATGATTCCCGTAGCGGTAGACGCGATTCGGCGCATGAACATGGGTGAACTGGATGAGATCGCGCCGCTTCCCGGGCGATTCGTGGTCAGCATTGACCCTAGGATTACGCCGCTGGTGAAAGACATCATCAACGGGTTGGCGCTATACGCATGGCAGTGCGATTGCGACCCCTGCAAGCAAGGAAACCCACACTGGGGCAGCAGAGGTGAGTCCGACTAATCTGCTAATGTCAGCGCGCACGGAGGGAGTGCGACGGAGCCTTCCCCGTTCCCCCTCCGTGCGCTACTACGGGAAGGAAGAGCAGATGGCAGTGCATGCACACCGATGCAAGAACGCAAGACCACCATACGCTCATGACTTCATGCTGTACGACACTGGTGATGGAGAACACACCCCATTCACGGCAATGATGGCGTGCAGGAAGTGTGGAGAGGTGCGTACCGCTCAGGAAGAGGCATTGCCACCCGTAGCCCTAGACGATGTGCTGGCATCCGTCATCCGTACACCCCCTTCCCCAAAGGCAAGGGCGAAGCCCGTAAGGCGTAAGCGGTGAGCAATCGGGCATGTCTCTCGTGCGGCATGATCCTATCTAGCCTGAAGAAGGGTAGGTGTGTGGAATGCGCTAAGGAGAAACAAGCAGAGAAGCCTAACCCCTACCGCCAGAGCAAGGGGGCTAGGGAATGGCGCAACCTATCAGCGCGTAAGCGTAAGGACCAGCCATGGTGCAGCAGGTGTGCCACACAGGGTGATGCTAGTAACCCCCTTACCCTTGACCACATCGTGCCATTGAGCAAGGGAGGGGCGCTCATACCTGAAGACATAGACGAAGGGGTGCAGGTGCTATGCAAGCGATGCCAAGGGATCGTTGGCTCACGCATGCACAAGGCTGGACAATGGCGCGCGTAATCCCTGAGACCATGCCACCATACGGTGAGACAGCGCCCGATGCCGTGCCTGACGATGGATGGGATGATGACCCTGACAATGAAGAAGAGGAAACGCCTGATGAATTCTGAGCACGATGCAAACAATGATGCAGCGCCTAGCACGCAGGAAACACCCCCCCATTTTATAGGGAGTGAAATGCCTGACCATCCCACTGCAAGTAACTACACAGGTTGTGTACCTGAGAACCCCCCCTATACCAGTTCTGGTATAGGTGATGCCGAGCAAGACACTACGGCTGGCACAACCGATGCCGTAACAAACCCAGAGAAGCCGCTCACCGAGGCGGAACGCCATCTATCCGTGCTTGAAGAGCAGGTGCGAATGGCTGGTCGCGACGGAGACATCCCGCCGCAATTGCTGCACATGGCGGCGGTTGCATGGGAGCGGTGGCATCAGGCATCCGAGATGCTCGCACGGGAAGGGATCACAGTCCAAACCTCGCAGGGGGTGGGAGCGCATCCTGCGGCTATGATTGAGAGGCAAGCATGTCAGACCTACCAGAACCTAATCAGCCGAATGGGCTTAACAGCCACGCCGTCACAGGCGAGGTACAAAGCCAACAAGACCCCGCGCCTCAAGAAGGCGTTGACGATCAGCGACCTGATGAGCAGACAAGCGGAGGAAATCCCAGCCTCCTAACCGACGGTCCGATCTTTGAGGAGTTCTGCCGCGTATTCATTAAGCAGAGCATCGGGCAGTTCTCAGGTCAGCCCTTGAGGCTAGAAGGTTTCCAGCGGGATTTCATGAACGATGTCCTAAGCCGCGATCCCGTCACGGGCAAGCGCCGCTATTCCGAAGCCATGCTCCTGCTCCCTAGAAAGTCTGGCAAATCTACGCTGGCTGCTGCGCTGGCAATCTTCCAGACCCTGCGAGACGCTGGCAAAGAGCCGCAGACGATTGTGGCTGCTGCCTCCAAGGATCAGGCGGCGGTCATCTTTCGCCAGATTCGGGCGTTCATTGCTAACAACCCAGAGTTAGGCGGGCTGCTCATTCCCAAGCAGTACCACATAGATGTGCAGGGAGGCGGCTTCATCAAGGTGGTGGCATCCGACGGTCGGCTCCAGCACGGCTCTAACCCCTCCTGCGTAATCGTGGACGAGTTGTGGGCGCATCAGGACGGCGAGTTGTACACCGCGCTTACCTCTGGCTCAGGCGCGCGAGACGAGCCGCTCACCATTGCCATTAGCACCCCGGGCTACGACCCCGACCAAATCCTTGGGCAAATCTACAATCGCGTCATTGAGACGGCTCCCGACCAGCAGTTCCAGAGCGCGCCTTACTACCGCCGCATTGCCCGCGATGCCGAGAACGGCTTCCTCCTGTATCACTACGGAGCGCCAGAGGATGCGGATGCCGATAGCCCAGAGGTGTGGCGCAAGAGCAACCCAGCCCCATGGATTACCGACCAGTACCTCAAGCAGCAGCGGTTTAAGCCAACGACCCGCCTATCCGAATTCCGACGGCTACACCTAGGGCAATGGGTGCATGCGGGCGAAGAATCGTGGCTACCGATGGGCGCATGGAAGGCGTGTGAGGAGGAGGGGGTAGCCCTTGATCCCGCGCTGCCAGTTGCCGTCGGCATAGATGTGGGTATCACCCGTGACGCTTCCGCTGTTGTTATCGCGCAGAAGCAGGGCGACAACATCATTGTTGAATCTAAAGTGTGGGTTAATCCATACCCCAAGGACAGCGCCATGGGCATGGCTTGGCAGGTAGACATTGAAGAAATCCGCCGCTACCTAGTTACCTTAAAGGATCGGTTCCCCGCGCCAATGGTCAAGATTGACGGGAGAACCCGCCCGGGACCTGCATTCTGCTACGACCCGTGGTCATTCCGAGAGTCCGCCCAGATGCTGGAGGGCGAGGGGCTTGCCATGGTAGAGACAAATCAAACCGATAGCCGCATGGTTCCTATGACCGCAGACCTGTTCCAAGCCATTGTTACCCGCCGATTGCGCTACGATTCAAAGACGAATGTGGCGCTTACGCGCCATGTAATGGCAGCAGTTGCTGTGCCTAGAGGAGATGCAGGTTGGCGTATCAGGAAGCCAAGGGGCAGCACAACAGCGAAGGTGGACGCGGCTATCGCAATGGTGATGGCGGTGAGCCAAGCGATGCAGCCCCCTCCAAGGCGCGCGTTCACAGGTATGATCGCGTAATTAAAGCAAAGCAATGCCGTTGTGCAGTACCATTCATAAGCCCAGACGACGAAGATGAATGGTGCTGGAAGTGCGGGCTTCCGCTAGATAACGAGGAGACTTGATGGCTGACCGTAAGATGCCAGACTTTGCAAACCCAGCGAATTACATTCAGCACGGCAAGAAAGACTCCCTTGCGTCATGGATGGCATTCTTTGGCATGACCGACGCGCAATCGGGCGATTACAGCGGTCCTCGCGATTGGGCGCGAGCCGCAGCCGACGAGCCGTTCCTCAACGCCTGTATCAAATTAAAATCTATGAGCGCAGGGGCAGTTCCGCTTCGCGTGTATGTCCGACAAGAGAACAATCTTATCCCAGCAGACCTAGCCAAAGATGCCGACGCAGCCGAGTATCAGAAACTGCTAGACACCATTAACCCGTACAGCATGTCCGCATCGGATTTCCGAGGCACGCTGGTAGCCAGCCTTTCCGTATACGGAGAAGCCTATGTCCGCAAGGTGCGCGGTAAAATGGGCGGACCTCCACAAGAGTTGTACCTGATTAGACCAATTGACATTACGCCAAAGATGGGCAAGACATGGATTGAAGCCTACGAGTACAACCCCTCTGGCTCTAAGGCGAGGAATTCTGAAACAGAAATTATCCCAGCAAAGGACATTGTGGCGTTCCGCCTCCCGGGAAACTTTGTAGACCCAACGCGCGGTCTATCGCCGCTTTCGGCAATCCGCCGAGAGGTAGAGGTAAGCGTCATGGCATCCGAGCACACCAATGCGTTGCTCCGCAATCTTGGCGTGCCAGTTGGCGCATGGGTTGCGCCAAAGGACAGCGATCTCACCGTGCAAGACCAGTCTGCGATTAAGAAAGTTCTTGCGGCTCTATCTGGACCAAAGAATGCGGGAAAGAGCGCGGTTCTCCCCGGTGGCTTGGAATGGCAGCAGTTAGGAATCCCAGAACAGGACGCGCAGTACCTCAACGCGCGAAAGATTAGCCGCATGGCAATTGCTTCCGCCATGGGAATTCCCCTGCAACTAGTTGGCGACGACGAGCATTCGGGCGTATACCGATCAGTTCGCGATGCCGAGCAGGTCTTCTGGCGCAGGTTGAAGAATGAATTGGGCTGGATTGCCGACATTCTTGATTCGTGGCTTACTACCGAGTTTGATACAACGGGTCGCCTCACCGTGCAGTTTGATGTTTCCTCTATTGAGGCGTTGCGCCCAACGCCACAGGAAGAACTTATGCTCTGGACGCAGTTGATGGATCGCAGCGTGGTCACACCTAACGAGGTGCGCGCTCACTTTGGTCTTGGTGCTCCGACATCATGGGGAGACACGCCGCTCCTTGGCGGTCAGCCAAAGGAAGGCGTAACGGGCAAGACCCCAGTGTCTATTACAGAAGTTCCCGTACAGGGAACAGCCGTAGAAGAGGATCATGTGGTGGATGCTCCGCCAATTATGTCGTGGTTTGACCGAGAGACAAGGCTATACGGGCGACAGGAGATTAAGCAGTTCGTGGCTGGTGGCGCGCTAGACGCTTCGTCAATGGTAGGATTCCCCGTAACAGACGCGGAGAAAGAGGCTATTGAACTAGGGATCAAGAGACGCTACAGTAGTAAGCAGATTGCTCACGGCGTTGCAGAAGATGGCTACCAAGGATTGAAGGGAGTACAGGCATGAAGCACTTGAAGATTGCGGCAACCGCAGACGGCGGAATCGTCATTGAGGGTTACGGCGTACCCTTTGGCGGACCGATCAAGGGTCGCGACCTTCACGGACAGTTCTTCAGCAAGAAGACAGACTTTGCCCTTGACCTCATCCCCGACGGTCAGCGCCCGCTGCTCTTTCAGCACGGTCTTGATTCGTCCGTAGACACGGCGGTCATTGGTCGCTGGGGCGTTAAGCGCATTGACGACGGCGGCGTATGGGTACGCGCGCAGTTGGATGCCCGCTCCGAGTACATTAACGAGATTAAGGAACTTGTAGACAACGATGCGCTTGGTTTCTCTTCGGGAACCATGGGTCACCTTGTCAAGGTTGCTCCAAAGACGGGCGAAA